GGTTAAATCATATCCCGCAGGGCACACGTTATCAATTGAATATGGTGATATTTTTATTTCACCTTCATTAATTTTTTTTAAAATTTTATCTCTACTTAAAACCGAACCTTGCATTTGATTATTTATATAATTATATATTTATTAGTCTTAATTCGCGAGTTCTTGGTACTCATTCTTATTTAAAGATATATTTAAATATATATTTATAATTAAATATGAATAATATTACCAGAAAATTATTTTCACGGATATCAACAAATTTTACTAAACAATATTATTGTTTAACTGCCAAAGATATTCTTAAACATACAAATAATACAAATATAAAAGTTTCTGAAAATACGTCATGTGTATCTATTTTAAATATTATGAATACTTATGATATTTATCAAATATCTATCATAAATGAAAATAAACAAGTAGTTGGAAATCTAGACTATAATACAGTTATGGAGTTAGTTTCTTTGGAACGTTTTCACCATGACGAAGATGAAAAAGATAGATATGATTTAAAACGACATAGCGGAAGTTAAATACTATCAAATAAAATTGATTATAAATTATATAAGTTTAATAATGAAAAAATCTTTTAGTATTATTAAACTTAATCAAGAACCTTTGGTCTATGTTAAAAAAAGTACAAGACTAAATGGTGGAAAAGGCTTGTTTGCAAAAAAAAATATTAAAAAAGGAACGCCTGTTGTAATTTATTATGGTAAAATGACAGATTCAGAACAAATCTATGATTATTATTCTGATGATTCAGACAATTATCTTAAAAATATTTTCCCTTATGTCAGAAATACAGAACGGAAAAATATTGCTATTAATGGATATTCTGCTTTAAATCATAAAAATAGTAATGTTTTGGGCGTATATGTTAATGATTATGATAAATTAAAAAATACAAATATTCAAGAAATGAAACGATATGCTAAAACTGCTAAATTATGTAATTTAGAAATTGTTGAAACTGCTGATTTTCCGATTTATTTTTCTAGACGAAATATTAAAAAGGGAGAGGAATTATTTGCTCATTATTCTGTTGGTTATTGGCTTCTGTATCTTGGTATCAAAGCAGAAGATATGGAAGAAATTTATAAAAAAACTGAATGGAATAAGTTTTACAATTAATTAAGAAGAATACTATCAAACTTAACAGGACTATAATTGATTGATTTCAAAATCTTGCCAGTAGATTTATTATACACTACGTAATATTTCTTATCATCTGATAATCTATAAGCAGGTGTATCATAACGAGATTCATTTGCTTTATACCATTCAACAGTTTGAATAGCTTCTTCTTCTGTTTTACAGAGTTTTGTCATATTAGAGTCATGAATGAGAGAAAATGCTTTATCTAAATCAATTCCAAAGGAAGTTCCAGCACCATAAACAACATATAAAATATCTCCTAAAGCATCAATCACTTCAGTAAAATCTCTTTCTTTAATCGCATCTTTGAGTTCGCCAACTTCTTCTTCGATAAGACTTACTCGTAAGTCTACTAATTTTTTATCGTCAAATACTTCTGTTTGAGGTTCTTCTTTATGTTGTAAACCGAATGCCTTATGGAATTCAATAATTTTTTGAAAGTTAGATTGCATATTATTCATTTTATATTTTAATATGATTTATAAAAACTTAATTCAATTTTATATTAATTTCTTCTATTGTTGTTGTTTCTATTATTATTTCTATTGTTGTTTTTCTTATTATTATTTCCATTATTACCATTACTTAAATTACCAAAAATTTGTTTAAGCATGTAAGCAAACGCAGGTAAAATTGTAGCAGTCGCAAGCATAGTTGGAATTTCACGAGAAAGTCCAGCATCTTTGATAGGACAGAAACGTTCTGCTGTTTTAGTCCAACGACGATATTGGTCACAAGAATGGTCATCTCCATACCAAGCTTTATTTGATACAAAATTTAAAAATCCATCTGTCCATTGAGTTCCATCATATGAACCACCACGACAATATGTTTCGTAATTATATCTTAACCACTCACGAGAAGGACAAGAAATAAGAGTAACAACTACGAAAAAAATAAACCACATCTGAGCCAATTTAAAAATTGCTTTTGGAATTGACTGCATTTGTGGTAAAAATTTTTTAAACGTATTCGCCAATTCATTACGATTATTATGATTATGATTATTATGATTATTATGATTTTGACGATTTTGACGATTTTGATTTTGATTTCTATTTCTATTTCTGTTTCTATTATTTTGATTATTATTTTGTGCTGGATTATTTAATTCCAACACCTCTTCTTCAATAATATTTTCATTGACTAAAATATCATCATTTTCACTAATTTCAACACTTTCGGCATTATAAACTTGTTCGTCTTCGCTCATTTTTAAATTTATTAATTTTATTTTTATTTAATTTATTCAATTTTAATAAAATTGAATTCTTATAATCTTTATCATATAAAAATACTATAAAAAACTATGACGAAATATGACGATCCATACAATTATTTAAGAAATGGCTTTCAACTATACAGTTCGCCTATTGAGGTAACTGCGAAAAGTCCAAAAATATTTAAATGCCCCGAATGTGAGAAAGATACAAAAAAATTACACAGTAATAATAAATATCATACAATGGGATTCATGTGTATAAGATGTTGGAATATATTTCATAAAAGATTATTAAATTATATAAATAATGAAACTAATAAATAAATTGATTTTATATATTTTATAACATATTCTATAATATTAGAACACATGCAAGAAATTTTATCAGAATTAAATGAATATTTAATACCAGATGTATCAAAAATTATAATATACTATTTATCTACACCAATTGCAGATGATATTCACACATTAGTAAATCCAAAGAAAAGTTATTTAGGATATTATAATCATAATCCAGAACTATTAGTAGGAATTATCCCAAAAAAACTTACATTATCTGTAAGTTTAAATAATGTGATAAGATATATTGAATATCGATACAAAAATAATGAAGATTTTATTACATCACCAATACTTTTATTAAATAAAAATCTTTTCATAACAAAATAATCTTTTTATTAAAGAATAAATTATGGACTGAATACAAATTGTACTTTAAAATTGAGAATTTTTAATATTACCCTAATAATACTCTCAATAATACTCTCAACAACACTTTCAACAACACAATATAACACACTACATAGAATTCTATAGGATATAGAATTTCTCATAATTTTAATCATGAGCCATTATTATTCCAAATATTCCAATGCTGGAATATTATTAACAACTAGAAAATATGAAAAAAAATCTGGAAAAGAAAAAGAAAGACTTCTCGTACTTAGAGATATAAGTACTGGAAAATGGGGCATCCCATTTGGAAGGAAGGAAGGAAAGGACCACGATTCTAAATTCAAAACAATGCAACGAGAATTTAAGGAAGAAGTTGGTTTTAAATTACCACATATTGGTACAAAAAAAGAATATAAAACGTTCACAGCATGTGCAAACAGTATTACATTTTTTAAATGCTTGGGACCACACAAATATGATAAGATACAGAACATGACCAAGGATGGATGGAAGTTAAAACATCATAAAGCAGAACATGATATGGGTTACCTCTTAAATGTTGAAAACATTAAATGGAGAAAGGATTCTGCTCATTTTTATATCAAGGGTGTCAAACAAGAATTCAGAAAAGAAGCTTATAAATCATTAAATAAAGCAAAAGCATTGGAATTATTTAGTTCTATATAATATTGAGAAAAAATAAAAATAAAAAAATATAAAAAGTAAATTAAAACTATTTTATGTTCTTTTAATTTACAAATTTTTTTAATTTTGTAAACGGGACTTGTTATCTTATATTAATTTACTTTTTAACTACATCGCTGTAAGATAAATTTGCTTTTCTTAAACTTGTTGTTAATTTGCTAATAATTGGTTCATAATTTAAATGATTTTTTTTTAAAATAAAATTTTTTCCTCTTTTTTGATGCTTTCCAGTTTTCTTGTTGTATCCTCCATAAAATTTATGCGGAGCAATTCTATCACTCGGGATTATTATCCATTCGCGCCATTTTTTCCCCCAACCATGAAAATGAACTATAATTCTATTATTAGATTTATCTACATCTAAAACATCGGCGGCATACCATTTATTTACTTTATCTAAGCAATCTATTAGCATACCCTCTTCAAAATTGTTAATATTCATATATTTTGAAAAACGAGGAGAAGAATAAAAAATACTATTAATTAAAATATTATTAAAATTATATATTTTTTTTTCTATTAATTTTGAATTATTTTTATCATAAAAATGTAATATATAATTTTTTAAATTATAATCAATTTCTTTTATAATATTGCCGAAACAATTATAATATCCAATACTTTGTAGATTATTTTTTGTACATAAGTTTTTCCAATTTAATAATGATTCCCCATTATTAATCAAATAAATATTTACTTGGTTATGAATATTACTATCATAATAAGATGTAATTTTTTCATTTAATCTATTTGACTTGTATGGATTAAATGAATAAGAATATGTTATATTTTCTACATATCTATAAATTTTTGATAAAATTTTTTTTCCTGTTTTAGGACAAAGATTGTAAATATGAACTAAATTTTTTTTATTATTTTTATAAAAAATAGATTCATTTAATAATTTATAATTATTAGATGTTTTTTTATAATTATCAACTTGAATTAATTCTCCTACATCATTAAATATTTCGACTTTATTTACACAATGTTTTTTATATTTAATCGCATCAAGTGTATATAAGAATTTTTTTCTACAACTGATATTATCACCACCACATACATTATCATCATCACACATTCCACCAATATCACAATTATAATGATAGATATATTTTACTTTATTACTATTTATATCAATAAAAGATACGTTTTGTAAAAAATCATCAAACAAAAATTTAGCTTTAATTATTAAATCTTTTTCGTATTCATAATAGGTAACCATTTCTGTTGATGGAAATGCCAAACTAGGCTTAATTTTATTAATAGTATGTCTAACTATTTTTCCATCCATTTTAAAAATTTTACACGATATCATTAAATAATCTCCATTATGTAATTGAAAATCTTCAATTATTTGTATTTTATCATATTTACTATCAAATGGAATAAAATCACCATATCTGTTTTCGTAAAATAAATTATAATAAGTATATCTTGTTCTTAAATTACCTGATTCAAATGTTTGAATTACTCCATACTTATCAAAAGTTTCTTTAATTTTATTGTAATATATGATTGTATTTTCACAATCTTTGCAAATTTGATGAACTTCTAAAAATTTTTCGTAAAAATTCAAATCAGATCTGGGTTTTTTATTGTGACATCTGTCACAAATGAAATCATTTATTTCATTTTTTTCATTTACACTTACACCACTATAAAGTGATATAACGTTTAAAATATCATTATAACAAGTAGTCATATTGTATCGTTATTTGTTATGATAATTTAATTTCAATTTTAATAACAAATATCAAAAATCTTTGTTATATATTATAAAGATGGTAAACAAAAAAATAAATTTAAATATTTCTGCAGATTGTAAAAAATTAAAAAAAAAATTAAAGGATGGAAATCTTCCAGAAGAATTATCTGACTTATCAAATAAAATTGTAGAAAATTGTTCTAATATGCAAAAAAAATTAAATGATATATCAGAAACTATTACTGATATACAATCAATATCTCAAAAAGGTGGGGGAAAATCTAAAAAAGTAAGAAAACATATAGGCATTCATCAAACTGGTGGAAAAATTGGTAAATTAAAAAAAGGTTTTTATTATACTGGTAAAAAAACTAAAAAAGGATTGTCTGTAATAAAGAAATCTAATAAAAAAAATAAAAAACAAACTGGTGGAGAAGGATTACATCCACCACCTTTACCACCATATCCATATCCACCACACCCACATCCATATCCATACCCATACCCATATCCAGTAATGGGGAAAAAAACAGAAGTAAATAAATAAAAATAATAAAAATATAAAATGCTTCCAATTGAAATTTTAAATATTATTTTTAAATATTGCCAATCATATTGTACATTTTGTAATAAATCTACATCACAGAAATGTATAATATGTCATAAATATATTTGTTGTAGTCATCGCATTTCAAGCGAAATATGTTTAATGTGTGTACCACAATTTTATTAATCTATTCTTAATTTTCTTTCATTATATAAATTTCCATTTGAGATGTTCTGGTGGAAATTCTAAAGACATTTTATAATTGTATCAAATATAAAAATGTTATAAAAAATACAATTATACTAAATAAA